GAGCTAATTTGACTACCACTTCGGACACTGATATTTACACTGTTCCGTCTAGTACTGAGACGATTATTTCCACGCTGATCGTGGCGAACATTGGAACGGTGGCGACGACGTTTAATCTTGCTATTCGTGATGGCGGGGAGGCGTTAGCGGATAAGCATTACATTGCTAATGGTGTGCCGATTGCTGCAAATGATTCGACGACTCTTACTTTGGGGATGACTTTGGAGGCGACGGATGTGGTGACGGCTGCGGCTGGGACTGCGAATGCGTTGTCGTTTAATCTTTTCGGTTCTGAAATCGCTGTTTAGCGGGGGTTGTTTTGTCTATTCGTAGCCTTTCCACGTCAACACTCACTAGCCAAACCCGTTACGCGAACATGAGTGCGGCTTTTCAGTTTGGCCCGTTTGATGTTGAGTACGTGGTGGTCGCTGGTGGCGGTGGCGGCGGTGGCGGTCACGGCTCGGGAGCGGGAGCGGGAGGTTACCGTTCTAATGTTTCTGGTGAAAACTCTGGCGGGGGTGATTCTGCCGAGTCTGCTTTAAGTTTGGTTGCTGGCACTTATTCCATTGTCGTGGGTGCGGGTGGTGCGGCTGGTGCTGCCGATGCTGACGGTTCGAGTGGTTCGGTTAGCACTTTCAATCTTGTCACTTCGACAGGTGGTGGTTTCGGTGCCGGTCAAGACCGTTCGGGCGGGACTGGTGGTTCTGGCGGTGGTTCTCTCGGTTCAGGCACTTCCGGTCAAGGATTCGCGGGTGGGAGTGCCGCTGGTTCTGGCACATCTCGTGCCGGTGGCGGTGGTGGTGGCGCAAGTCAAGCCGGTTCGAATGCCTCGGCCCCTAACGGTGGCGATGGTGGCGATGGTGTCGCATCGTCAATTACAGGTTCTTCTGTTACTCGTGCCGGTGGTGGTGGTGGTGGAGTCTTTTCTGCAACGCCCGGCTCGGGAGGCGCTGGCGGCGGAGGGGCAGGAGCCACAGGCGCGAACGCAGGCACAGCAGGGGGTGTAAATCTTGGCGGCGGTGGCGGTGGAGGTGGGGCTTCTTCTGCTGGTGGGGCAGGCGGTTCGGGATTGGTTATATTTTCGGTGCCAAATAAAGTGCGGGTAAGTTTTAGCGCCGGGGTAACTTCCACCTCTGCGGTAGTGGGCAATAAGCAGGTTTATACGGTGACAGCTACTTCGACAACTTCTGAGACTGTAACGATTGGCTCGGTGTAATGGCTCACTTTGCGAAACTTGACGAGAATAACGTTGTCGTGTTTGTCACTAAAGGGCGGCAGGAAGACGACGGGTTAGAGGCTGAGCTGACCGCGCGTACCGGTGACGTATATAAACAGACCAGCTACAACACTCGGGGTGGTGTGCATTACACCGATGGGGAGCCGAGCGCTGACCAAACCAAAGCACTCCGGTTTAACTATGCCGGTGTGGGGTTTACGTATGACGCTGACCGTGATGCTTTTATTCCCCCGCAACCATTCGACAGTTGGGTGTTGGACGAGGCGACCTGTCTCTGGCAGGCACCTATCCCTTACCCGGAAGACGGTGGCGAATATACGTGGGATGAGGCGACGACAGACTGGGTCGAGGTAGTCGATGAGGTTCTATAACCCCTGGCCCGAGCCGTACACGATCAACGCCAGAAGTCCATGGGGACCCCGTAGGCACCCGATTACACGTAAGCAGTCATTTCATCACGGCGTGGACGTAGCTTGTCCGATAGGCACACCACTAATTGCCGGAGCCGATGGAACAGTCGCGCACAAGGGTAACGGCGCTTCAGGCGGTCATGTGCTCATTCTCCGCCATGCAGGCAACTTCCACACGGTCTACTATCACTTGAAGGAAGCGTCTCACAAGCGTTTGGGTGAGCCGGTGAAAGCCGGAGATATTGTGGCCATGTCGGGAAACACTGGCAGGTCTACCGGGCCTCACTTGCATTTCGAGGTTCGCCGTTCCCGTAAATGGGGCGACACCATCGACCCACAACCGTTACTGCAAGGCCCGTTTCGGGGCCGCCCAGAAGCGCCCACACGTCCGCAAAGGCCGTCAAGGGTAGGGCGAGTGTCACCCGGACTCGAAGGGCTCAGCAGGTCATGGGTAGCCCGTGGAGCCCACGCCATTAGAAGGGGACTAGGACGATGACCGAAAGTACTGGAACCGGCGGAGTAAGGGTGTCCATGAAAGACATTTTTGAGGAAGTCCAGAGACAGGGCAGGCTGCTGGATAAAATCGCCAACAGTCTGCCCGACACGGAAACACAAGTGTCCGACCACGAACAACGCCTACGCCGCCTTGAAATGCGAATGGGGTGGATATTTGGTGCACTCGGTCTCATGGGTGCGTTGGTAGGTGTGTTTAGTATTAGCCTGCAACCATGAAGCCGGACCAAAAGGATCGGTGGAGGGTTCGCCGGAAACTCATTTTCGGGGCCGTCATTTTCGGAGCTCTTATGATTGTTGCTGGAGGGTTTGGCCTTTTTCAGGACAGGTTCACCGGGGAACTGGTCTATTCGGGCACTGCAATTATCACGGGCGCAATCAGCGCGTATGCTGGATTCGCAACATATGACGACAAATGGCATGGAGGAACGCCGGATGGAAACTGAACTATTTACTAAGACTTTTTGGAACGCTGCCCGTCGGCGTTGGTTGTACCAGGTGGCGGTGGCCGCGGTGCCACTGTTGATCGCTATCGGGTTCCTAACCCCAGACCTTGCACAGTTAGTGCTGAACGTTATCGCGGCCGTGTTGGGTGTTGGTGCTGGCACTATGGCGCTCACGAACGTCACCCCGGACAACGTGTTCAAACTTGCTATCGAGGTGCCCGAGGACGAGGATGGAGCGCCAGAGGATGAGTGACCCGTTCGACGCTATAGAGAAGGTGGACGGAATCGCCATACCGATTGACCCTTACGACTTGCTACACTGCGAGTCTTGCGAGTAAGATATCCGACGGTAGGTAAATAGCCTTCCTCTCTCGGTTGGAAACCCCTCACGGTAAACACTGTGGGGGGTTTTCTCATACCCAAGAAAAGTGCGTCCAGGTGCAAAATACTTGGTCGAAAAGTTGCTATCTAGTGCAATTATTTTCCGAGCCAGTTGCGGATTGTCCGCCGGGTCACGTTAGACCGCTTGGCTAGTTCGACCTCTGTGACGCCCCGTGAGGCTTCGTCATGGACTGCCCTTATGAGTTCACCTGTGAGCTGTTCGGAGCGTTCCAAAGCGAACGTGCGGCGTTGGGCGATGGTATCTAGGGTCTCGTGGCCCTCGTCAATGTTCCATGTCATGGGTACGAGTGTACACGCCGGGGTTGACATCCGCCACCAGGTCTGTATATTGGTAGACACCTAGAGAGAGGGAGTCCCAAAATGGGTTACTTTAAGAATCAACTAATCGCCAACCAGGTGGAACTTGGCGACCGACTACCGGCACCGAAACCCGCCACCGATCATGTCGCACTTACACTCGAAGACGGGTGGTTGACAAAAGCCGACAAGGTGCACGAACACAATCAAGCCATCCGGCTAAACGTAGCAATCTGTTTCGCACTCGCTGTGGGGATTGTGGTTGGTTTTACTGTGGCGGTGTTCGCATGATGCCGTGGATACTCTTTTTTGGTGGCGCTTTTATGGCAATCGTTTCCGGCGTTCTCACACTGTCACCTAACGGCGGGTCAATGTTGGGTGTGGTGTTGATGTTGTGGGGTTTTTGGATGATTGCGTCTAGGGATGTTCGTGATGGGCTTTGAGTTCGTCGGCGGTCATGCCACCCCAGATTCCGAATTCTTGCCTAGTGTTGGTGGCGTAGTCCCTACAGGTCATAAGCAGTGGACAATCTGCACAAAGGCCCTTGGCCGCCTCGATAGCCTTTTCGCGGACTTCCCGGTCTGGGATGTCTTCAGGGAAAAAAATGTCGGGCAACCGTTGACAGGGCACTTCACCAACTCGTTCGATGGCGAGCAGGAGGTCACTGTGGGGATGTCCGTCGTGAAACATACAATCAGTCTAGGAGGTTAAGCGGATGCAACAGTGGACAATTAAGGTCGAGTTTTACCCTGGGGAAACGTTGGAGCGTGACCGCTGGTGGTGGCAAATTAAGGAATACGGTCAGATTGCGGAGTCCAGTGGTGGCCCCGATCCGGAGTTTATTTGTGAGGACATTGCGGTTGCACTAAATAAGTTGATGGAGCTCCCGTGATTCCCGCCGAACGGTTCCTAGCAAATAAGGCCGACGATTTCGAAGCGTGGTTGGATGCTCGGAGGTCGGGTGTGACGGCGACTCAGGTTGCTAACGCGGCCACACCTGCAGGATTCGAGAGGGCCGCCGCTGATTTTCTTACTGAGTGGCGGGAGCCGGATAACCCGTATATGAAGTTTGGGCGGGATTGGGAGTCCCATATTGCGGACTATGTGGACGAGGCTTTTCAGGTGCGTCCGAATGAGTGGTTGGTGGCGGGTGAAAATCCGAGACACTTGGCAACTCCTGACGGCATTTCAGACAGTCACACTGTCATCGGTGAGTACAAGACGACCGGAAAGGATTGGGGCCACGTTGACAAACTTCCCCTCCGGTACAAGAGACAGGTTCAGTGGCAACTTCATGTGACCGGGGCGCAGTCATGCATTGTGTCGTGGTTGGTGCGCGAGGAAGTCGATGGTGAGTTTGTGCCTGCCGCGTTTTTACCGGTGGCGGGGATTGTGTTCCGTGATGAGGACATGATCGCGGAACTTGTTGGTGTGGCGGATAGGTTGTGGGCTTTTGTGAACGGCGAAAATAGTGCCACATAGGTCACGCCTGTAACGGATTCAGTAACAAACTAGAGAGGAACGGAAGATGTTACCGATTAAGCCGGAAGAAATTACGGTGGACAAACTCGACGAAGTCTCGAGGGAATGGGACCAGGCACGCATTTACGCTGTGACCCGCGCTGAAGTGATTGTGAAGGGTAATCAGTATCGGGCGGCGTTGTTTCATGTGGGCGAGTTGGAGATGCAGTGCATGTTGAGGGCTCGCCGGTTGTGCATGTATGGGATTACTCGGAAGGAAATTGGCGAGTTGTTTGGTGTGGATCGGAAGACAATAAATAAGTGGTTGAAGGGAATGGACTAATGGCACGCTTTTCGCTCGATAGTTATGAGACTGTGGAGGAACGCCACGCAAGGGCGCTCGAACTCCATCCAGACCTGCGGGTAGTGATTAACAACCACACCACACCGGGAGACAGGGAACGAAACACTTGGGTTGTGGAAGCTCGCGTCTATAAGGATGCTGGGGATCAGGCGGCGGATATTCCTAAAGCGACTGAGTGGGCGTTTGAAATTGACGGCGAAGGAATGGCTAACAAAACGTCGGCGTTGGAGAATGCGTGCACGTCTGCCCTCGGTAGAGCACTCAGGTGGGCGTTCGCCGGTTCCAAAGGTCCTTCCCGTTCGGAGATGGAGAAAGTGGAACGGATGGAAAATCGAGACTGGCTGTCTGAGGCAGATAAGCTAGACGATGTTAAGCAACTCCGGGTCTTGTGGGCTCACGCTAAACAGGCCGGAGCTGACAAAGACATTCTGAAAAAGTTGGAGGCACGGGCGAGTGAACTCGGCAATAGTGAGGGCGGCAACTCGTGAAGTGCTCGAAGCATATAACCAAGCCATCCTGCGGGGTGACCTACAGGCGGCCTTATTTTGGCGGCCTATTGTTGTTGAAAGGTTGGAGTTGTTAGGTGGAGACGACACGGATTCTGCAGGAGTTGTCGGAGTTGACGGCGACGAGTCGGAGGGGCGTGGAGGCCCTTTTTGAGGCTGAGGAAGAACTAGCGCACGCTGAGAACGAGTTGGATGCGGTCGAGGCTCGGGCGTTTTTGGATTCTGAGGGGTCGGTGGCGGAGCGGACTGCTCGGGCGAAACTGATCGCGGCGGATGTTCGGTTGGCTCGGGATTTGGCTAAGGCTTCGGTGAACCGGATTAAGACCAAACTGCGCGTAATTGATAGTGAGATTGTGGCGCAGTCGACTATGGCGAAACTTTTAGCAGCGGAGGCCAGACTATGAAGTGCGACAACTGTGGCATTTTTGAGGCGATGGAGAACCGTGGCCTGTGTGACACCTGCGGGGATATTTTCGGGGTGCCTACGGGTTAGACTGGTGCCATCATGATTGCCCCCTTCGCTTCGGCTGGGGGCAATTTTCTTTTGTGTCAAAACCGTACCGTTTTCGGTATAGTTTTGACAGTCGCGTTTATATAAATGTGGAAGCCAGCGTTTACGTAAATATGGTAGTGGTGTCATATTTTGCTAAGTGATACTAACGGGTGAGCTAAGTGTCATTTACTTCACACCATGCCAAGGATTTGCCAGCCCTGTCACAAAATTGATACAGTTTGGGCACGAGAGAAGGGTGGAACCTATGAACAGAGACCAAATCCGTCGAGCCGAACGGGTGTCCGAAACACTCCTAGCACGCCGCATGAGGACGATTGAGTCTTTACAGGAAGCGAAACAGTGGCAACGTCCACGATCCACAAGCGGGACAAAACAACACGACCTGCAAACTAACCGTGGCGAGTATACGTTCACCGATGAGCAGTTTCGGATTGCGTTGGCTTCACTTGAGAAGGCCGACCAGTGACTACCTGGCAGGACCTCGATAGGGCTATTCAGGATGAAGGCGGTGTAGTGCCGTGTCAGAACGCCCCGGATATGTTTTTCAACACTGATGAGGGCGACCGTAGCCAATACGCCACAGCAAGATTGTTGTGCTCAGAGTGCCCGGTGAAGGATCTGTGTTTGTCGTATGCGTTGGATGCGGGGGAACCGTTTGGGCTGTGGGGTGGGTTTTCGCCTCCTGAGCGGCGGAAGATGTTGCGTCGTCGCCCAGTTGCCTAACTGTGCAAGTTGTACAACTAAGTGACGCTTTTAGGGCTTCGGGTAAACCTGCACGTCCACGCATGTTGAGGCGCTTAGACGGCTTTCTGTGGCGTTTGGAAGGGGTTTGTGGCCGTTCGCACACATTTGCAAATGTCGGCGTTCGCACGCATTCCACACCGTGTCGGCGTT